ATACTTTCGTCAAAGCAATTGCTGAGGAACTTAGGGGACTCGCCGTGGAGTTTAATGTCCCGATTGTCTCCGCCACTCAGACCACTCGCTCAGGTTATGGTTCTTCTGATGTTGAACTTACTGATACTTCTGAATCCTTTGGTCTTCCTGCTACTGCTGATCTTATGTTTGCCCTTATTAGCACTGAAGAGTTGGAGGGACTTGGACAGATTCTAGTTAAGCAACTTAAGAATCGATATAACGATCCTACCATTCATAAGCGTTTCGTGATTGGTATTGATAGAGCAAAGATGCGTCTTTATGACTGCGAACAATCTGCTCAACAAGATATACTTGACTCTGGAAAAGAAGAAGAGTATGATTATGAAGAAAAGAAACCTAAAAAATCATTCGAAGGATTTAAATTCTGATATGACTATTGATCTTAATAAGTATGTTGAATTCGTTGATGCAACTACATCAAACCCCAGCAAACAATATAGTGAATTTCTCAAGCGTCTCCACGACCTGGAACTGCAAGAGTTTCCTACCGAGCGACTGCTTACTGCTGCTGTAGGAATGTCTGCTGAAGCAGGAGAATTTACTGAGATTGTAAAAAAAATCGTCTTCCAAGGGAAACCAGTCAATGAAGAAAATCTCTTTCACTTGAAGCGTGAACTTGGAGATATTATGTGGTATGTGTCTCAAGCGTGTATCGGTCTTGATATCTCACTTGAAGAAGTCATTCAAATGAACTTTGAGAAATTGAGTGCTCGTTATCCTGAGGGTGCTTTTACTATTGAACGTTCTGAAAATCGTGTTAAGGGTGATGTATGACTAAAGAAAAGCAAGTAACAGTTAAAATGGATGTTCGCGCCGCCGCAGCAGTTCGTCAAGTTCTATTTGAAGCACAGCGGGGATATACTTATGATGAGGTAAGTGTTCCTCCTCGTATTGCTGATATTCGTTCAGTTGTTCAGCAAATTGATGATAACATTGGTGCTTTCCTTAGTGCTTGACCTCTTCGGGGGTCTTTTTTATAAATAACTAAAAAGTATTTGTAAAAAATGGACCCCAAAGAACTTAGAGGTTTGATAGAAGCATACTCTGAAGTTTATGCTCCCCAAGAAGAAATTGATGAAGCAGTAAAGGGCGCATCACCTCACGCAATGCAGATGAGAAAAGATGCTGCTTCTGAGAGAAAGGCAGGTGCAAAAGATCGTCTCTCTCCTTCAGAAGGAAAAGCAAATGCTGCAAAGATGCAGAGAGATATCAAATTCTACGATAAAATCACCAAGAAAACCAAACCTTCTGTGGTTGGAATGACTCACGAAGAAGTAGATATCTTTGATACTGTTCTTGAATATCTTCAAACTGAAGGACACGAGAATCCAGAACAGGTGATGACTGAACTTTCATCTGAAGAGATTGATGCTATCCTTGAAGCATCATACTCTGTAAAGGCAGCAAGAGCAGGTAAGGATATCGGTAAGCCTGGAAAAGCATTCGCAAAGATTGCTGCTTCTGCTGGTAAGCGTTATGGATCTAAAGAGCGTGGTGAAAAAGTAGCAGGCGCTGTTCTTGCAAAACTTCGTGCTAAGAAGGGTTGATAAATAACCAAGGAAGGTTGCTCCAACCCACTTGACTTTTAGTTAGGTGGGTTTTATAATATCTAAGTTCGGGGAATTAGCTCAGTTGGTAGAGCATCGCCTTTGCAAGGCGGGTGTCAGGAGTTCGAGTCTCCTATTCTCCACTTCTAAATACTTAAAAAGTATTGAATAAATGGCACTCTTAAAAAAAGAGGACCTTTTAAAAAGGGGAAACTACGATACATTTGTTAAGAAATTTCTAGGACTAGAAAACAAAGAAAATAAATTTCTAACCAAGGAAGGAATTTTTCTACCAGTTGCTCTTGTTTTAGAAATAAATGGTAAACAGTATGCATATGAAACTAGAGAGAGGAACCTTGTTAAGGAAATAATTTCTCGCGTTGAAGAAGCAGCAAATGTAAAAGGAACAAAATCTTCAATTGAATTGACAGGGAAGTATGAAAATACTGGAAGAATTACTACTGTAAAAATTAATGAACTAGAAAAAACTGGAGAATTTGGTGGACAAGGTGCTGGTTCTGGTAAGAAAGAAAATCTTGGATTAGTCTTTGAAAGAGAATTCTATGATTCTCTAGTTAACATTTTAAACTGTGAAGGTAAGAAAGGAAAATATCACATCCAAGCAAAACAGATTGTTGAAGAACTTGGTAAAAAACATAAAGCACCTCTAAAGGAAGTGATTGCTGTTGGTGAATTGAATCAAAAAAGACCATTAAAAGTTTCGAGGGGTAATATATCAATTGGATCAGGACAAGAAAACATTGGATCTACTGTTACTGACATTACACTTAAATTTGGGAATAAAGAGATATATCTATCCTTAAAATTTCAAAGCACACTTGCTTTTGCTAATATAGGAATACAAAGTATTTTTACCGAAAAGTCTATTAATGATTATAATTTAAATGAAACTTCTAAAAATATTTTAGAAGTTTTTGGATTAGATGAAACTTCATTCTGCAGCACTTTCAACAATTATCCACACACAGGTAAAATTGAAAATTATCAACAAGATGTTACAAGTATATGTGATAAAGGTGCAATGACTAAACTATTAAGACAGATGATGGGATATGGTTATGTTATGGTTCACGGTAAGGGTGCAGGAAAGGTTGATATCTATGAAGTTGATAATAATTATCTAAATAAATCTGCAAATTTGGTGGGTAAGATAACTGCATATTATGGGGGAACATCTGGAACTGGCAAAAAAGTAATTGTTGATTGCTCATCATCTCTCTATAATTTCCAGTTTAATTTTAGAAATAAAGCAGGAAAAGTTTATCCATCACACATTATGTGCGATTACAAGAAGAAATAAATAAAAGTATACTATTAAACAATATGAAGAGTTTTTTCAATTTTCTATCCGAAGCTACTCAATCACAAGCATCCCAACAAGCACAAAAACTTGGACTTCGTGGTGATGGTCACGGCGGTTGGGTAGATCGTAGTGGAAAGACAGTAGCAAGAACAGATAAAGGAAAACTCAAGTTCATTGATGGAAGGCAGGCAGGTGAGGCACAGGAACCAGCAGCAGGAAGACGACCTGCAGCAGCACCTGCCCCTCAACCAACTCAAGCGACACAAGCACCCGCACCACAACCTCAGCCAGCACCCGCAGCACAAGCACCTGAAGAAGAACCACAAGAACTTCCGCCACTAACTATTGTATTTGGTCGTTTTAATCCACCGACAGTAGGGCACGAAAAACTTCTCAAGTCAGCAAAGAGAATTTCTTCTGGTGGTGATATCAAGATTTATCCTTCAAGAACTCAGGATCCCAAAAAGAACCCATTGGATCCAAGTAAGAAAGTTGGATATATGAAGAAGATGTTCCCTGAGTTTAAGGACAGCATCATCAACGATCCTGATATGAAATCTATTTTCGATGTTCTTGTAACTGCTAATGAAGATGGATATACGAATGTAAATATCGTTGTTGGTTCAGACCGTCAAGCAGAATTTGAAAACCTAGCGCAAAAGTATAATGGTGAACTGTACAACTTTGATCAAATTCGTGTGATTTCTGCAGGTGTCCGTGATGCTGATGCAGAAGGTGTTGAAGGAATGTCTGCATCCAAGATGAGAAAATCTGTGATGGATGATGACTTTGCTTCATTCCGTAGAGGAACTCCAAAGACACTTGATGATGGAGATGCACAGAATTTATTCAATGCTGTTCGTCAAGGAATGGGCGCAAAAAAAGCAAAGGTCAAAAAAGAAAATTATAATCTTTGGGAAATCGCTCCAAAGTTTGATATGAGAAATCTCCGCGAAAATTATGTAACTGGAAGAATTTTTAGAATTGGTGATATAGTACAAAATTTAAATACTGGGTTGGTTGGTGAAGTAATGCGTAGAGGCACTAATCATCTTATCTGTGTGACTGAAGATGGCTATATGTTTAAGTCTTGGATTAAGGATGTGATGGAATATACTGAAGTTAAAATGGATAGTGAATTTAGACTTCCTGGAAAGCCAAATACCGTGGTTGGAACCAAGGGATACTTTAAATATTCTTCAAGAATGACTCCTGGTGTAGTTGGAACAAATAAACAAAATCTTCAGAAAGGTGGTAAGGCTTACGGCATCAATTTCATAAATAAGTATAAGAAACAGAAAGTTCGTACCTAATTAAGATGTCTATAAATCCTCTAAATGATATTTCCAGAGTCTATCTGGAGCAGGTTGCTGCTGTTGATGAAGGTGTGAGACCTGGTAATGTTGAAAAACCTCTTGATAAAGCAGCATTCAAAAAGCGTAGAAGAAGTCTTGCTGGG